CGTTCTTCTAATAGCTTAAAATTGTCATCGTAAATATTTATAATTGCAATAAAATACCTGTTTACTTTCTTTTTCATTGATTCATTAGTTGATTATATAATACTGATCCTATTTGTATTTTCTCTTTTGCTCGTTCAATATCTTGCTCGTTGTAATCTACATAAAATTGTTTGATTCTTTCGTGTTTAGGTATGTGATCAAAATTATGCTGGGCCTCAACGTAAGCTCTTAACTCTTGGCTTTCGTCAATTAAATTCTGCTTCCAGTGTTCTCTGCGGATCTCATCCTCAAGGATTAAGTAAGGTGTATTGATTAGGCAGTAAACAACCAATGCTCTACGCTTACCGGTCAACCACATATAAGCCTGCATTTGCCAATAATAATCCGTGTTTGGTAACTCATCTTCAAAGAACGGAAACGTACTTGCTGACCAGCTTACCTTAGTATCTATAATCAGGTCATTTGTAATTACATCCGGAGTACCTTTAACAAAATCATTCTGGAATTTCTCTTCATTCTTAAATACAAATCCAAGATCCAAAACATCAGCAACTAATTGTATTGCTTCATCTTCTGTTTGGTTACCCTTGTCCGTGTATCTTGAATTAAACTCTTTGTAAATTCCGTACTTGTCCTGTAACACTACTTCTTTAATGTAGCTTTTAGCGGTCTGAGAAAGCATCTCCCCTTTTGATCGGGGAGTAGCCATCATTTTACCTAAAGCAGAGGCTCTAACTTTCATAATGCGTTTAAGATATCAATTTGACCTTGTGTTAATGCAAATGCCTTTTCTAAGTTTTCACGCTTGTAAGATCCAGCTATGATTGCTTTTATTGCTTCTTGGAATCTCTTTTCGTCAATACTTGGTGATATCTTTTCTTTCTTTACTTGTTCACCAGAAGCATCCGTGTCTTTGTCCGTTACTAATGCAAGACTACTTGCTAATGCATACCTGCGATAGTAAGTTACGCCAGATCCAAAAGATTGGTAATCATTCATACCTTTTAAACTTACGCTTGGGATCTCAGTTCGGCTTTCAAGGCTTTCTCCGCTTTCTACGTGGTAAATAATAGTGTCTAAGTAATTAATACCATCCTTTGAATTAAGCAACTGCGTAAAGCCTAATCCGTGTTTTTTTAATAATGGATTGATTTTGTCGAATATCGCTGGAAGATCAGCATACGAGTAACCAAATCCTTGCGTTCCTTTGTGAATTACCGGAACTTCTTGCTGAAATGCAGCTAAACTTTTAAATAAATTTTTCATTTTGTTTTGTTTTTAGGGGTTATTACTTTAATTAATTCTTTTTCGATTAGTTTGGTTCTTTCTTTTCTTGCATTTAATACTAACTCAACAATAAAAGGGAGATCATTGTAAAGCGTTTCGCAGTCAATAATTACGGTTTTATCATCTGAAACCAAATGAAGTTCTCCGTTAGCTTCAAATATTGTATGCGTATCTGGCAAATATGTATATTCCATAACTAAGATATTATTGAATTATATGCTTCTTCATAAGTATCAAAAAATTCTTCATCTCCGTTTTTAAAATCGTATACAATATATTCAACCTGTTGACCGAAACAAGATACTATTTGAACTCCGTTCTCTAATGCTATGTAAACATAACCAGTCATTTGGTTAAATCCGCATTCCATTATGTCTTCTTTTTGAGCAAATTCCTTATATGCTCTTTGTACTAATATCCAGCTTTCGAGATCTGAATTTCTTAATTGTTGGATTAATTCTTGTGTTTGCATTGTTTTTAGTTTTGAATTATAGAACAAATATAATATTATTTTTCAATATAAAATAGTTTCCAAAAAATATTTTTAAATTTTTTTAGCCAAACTAATATCCAGCATTCCGTAAGTTTTCTCAATACGTTCCGTGTTTTCAAATTCAGTTGTTTTAGGCATCCTGCTATCTGTTTGCCATTGCGGTTCAATCCAACGTAAATCAAAAACAAATACTCCTTTTGGTGTTGAGTTTATATACAGTGGTATGTTGTTGAATATTGTGTAATGGGCCATAAGTTCCGTGTACTTGTCTATTTCGATCATTAAGCTGGAGTAATGCGTATTTCTTGATTTTAGTTCTATTCGTGTTTTGTACTGATCGCTATAACAATCCCACCTGCTATATTGATCATCTGCTCTGATTAGATCCGGAAAGTAAACTTGTTTTAAATAGTCGAATAGTTTAGCTTCATTCATAATTGCTTAATTTTTTCTTTGTAGTGTTTAATTAGATCTCTGAGTTCTTCTCTGGTATACTTTACTGACTTATGCGCTTTTTCGTGTAGCTGCATTAATCTTTCTCCTCCAATACGTTGCTCAATTCCTATTTGATATTGTATAAGGTTTCCGTGTTTCCATTGGTTACAGGCTACGCATTGACCGTGTACGTTATCTTCATCAAAGGTTACTGCTTTATGTCCTCCAGAACTAAAATAATGTCCGGCGTCAAATTTATCTTCCAGCTTTGAGCCACAACTAATGCAAGGTTGAGCCTTATCTCTTTCTCGTATGTACTTATTAAATACAATCTGAGCTGCTTTCATTAATTCCTGTACGGTTTCAATTTCAGCTTTCATTTTCTTTTTCGTCTTTTTCCAATTCTGATCCTTTGCTTCGCTTACCCATACTTTAACGCATTCCGGATCAAAGCAAAATTTTTGGTTAAAACGCACCGGCTCAAATTTCTGCTTACAATTTTTGCATCTGGGCATCTTTTAGGAATTTAAGTGCTTGGTTTTTATTCTTGAAATGGTATATTACAAACTTTCTGTCTGTAAAGTCGTATCGCACTGCTCGTAATTCACGCAGCACTCTTGCTCGTGTGCATCTGCGGCAACTGAATAGCTTTCCTTTTTGTGATGGTCTTTGATATTCTCGGTGGTTATCGTCAAAGTGTTTTGTTTCTCTGAACTTAAAACAGGTGAAGCATTGTATTTTGTCATAATTCTGCATCTATATCTTTAAATTTTAATTCATCTTTTAGTTCTTGGTAGGCTACTCTAAGCTGAGCGTTACGCCTTGCAAGCTGATTGAGTTCTCGGTTCAATCCTTTAATCTCGTTTTCCATTTCGATTATAACCAATTCGGTTTTGAGTAACTGCTCTTCTGATTCCTTACTTCCGTTAATATAATCTTTAGCTTCGGGTTTGTCAATCTCCAGCTTTTCTCTTACGTTCTTAATTCGTTCTCGCACTACCCAAATAGTGTTTTTTGCCCATAATATTTTTAGTGATAAATCCATTTTAAAAAGGTGTTTTAAGTTGCACTGGCGGTTTTACTCTAAAGTTCTTTAGCGGATCTACTGCGTTAATTTCAAAACCAATACCGGAGTTAAAATTACAAATAATTGGCTCATTCAAAAGCGTATGCTTTCCGCCTGTTTCTGTATCCTTGACTTTTTCCACGTTGATCCAAGTTGAATATTTCCATTCTGGATGCTTAATTAAACGGTGTATTACAAACATATCATCGCATCTATTTAAAAATGCCTTACCGCCTTCAATGTGATCCTTAAGCGGTGGTTTCAAATGTCCTTTCCAATCTCCGTCTTGATATAAATTTGCGTTCCTGCCGGATTCAGTGTTTGGATGGGTATTTATGTATAAAGTTTTTCCAGTGCTATTTACAAACTGTCTGGCGTTATTCATAAAAGTATAATTGCCATCAAAGGTCATTTGCCGATCAAGTCCTGTGAATGGATCAATCAAACAAACATCCGCCTCTGATTGTACAAATAAATCAAATAACTCTTCTGGTTTATACAGCTTTGAATTGTCTACAAACGTAAAGAACTGTTCTAAGTATGCGGTGTGCCTGTGAATTTCATCGTAACTTAATTGCTTGAATGGCTTACCGGAATACATCTGTACAAGATCTCTTAGTATCTGGCCTTTTTGGTTTTCTCCGGACCATAAACAAAAACTTAACCCGTGTTGTAATGCGAGGTTTAGAAAGTACCAATTAATCCAGTACGTCTTGCCTACGTTATCGTGGCCTAAAATGATGTTTACTTGCTTAGGCTTGAACTTTAAGTGCTCGTCTAAATAGCAGCCTATACCTAAACCTTGTTTGATTTTTCCGTCTTTATAATCCAGTAAGTACTGAATTGAATCACCCTTGTTTTTTAGCATATTGTCTTAGTATTTGTAATTCTCGTGGTTCTTCAAACTTAATACTTTCTTTTGGTTTAGCCCAATTACGTACTGCAGCTTTCCAATCTTTCATTTTGTTTTTACCAACCATCCATCCTTTAGATTCGTAGAAATTTAAAAATTTATGTACGTCTAAATCAAGATCATTTTGCATACAATATTCAAGTATATCATTGAAATTAGGTACTATAAATATATTCTTTACTTCTTTACTTTCTTTTATTGGTTTCGTTTGAATTTCATTTGTGTTTCGTTTGTGTTTCACTTGTGTTTCATCTGCGTTTCGTTCAGCTTGGTAACTATCATAGTTACAAATAGTTAGCTGTGTCGTTATGTTGTCTGAAACTAATTCAATCATTGAATCATTTTGAAGCAAATTTAAAAACCTACGAACCTTGCTTTTATCCCAATTCCAACGCTTTCCCCAGCTTTCTAAGCTCATTATGCTTTGTCCTCTTTTTACCTCATACAACTTACCCTTAATCATAGTTTTGCTATCGCTATAATTAACATTAAGCAAAAGATCATACCAAGCTTCCAGTTTACTAAATACTCGCTTTTCAGAATAAAGCCAATGATCAGTAATTGACCTATGTATTTTAATCCATCCGCTCATAAAAATCTTTTAGAATTTGAATTAAATCCGCAACTTCTTCTTTTTCAAAATGTACTCCGTTTTGAATTGTGTTTAAAATTAATCTTCCAGAAGCAATACCAATTGAAATAGTAAATTGTTCTTCACTTAATGTTTCATAAAATTCCTTTTTAATCATATATGAATTTTTAATAATATAAAAAAACCCCTGCAAATCCGTAGCCTCTCACCTCTACTTCATTACAAGGGTTAATAATTTCTTGTGGTTTTATAATGTGAGAGGAAACCATAGAACAAATATAACTATTTTATTTTAATAGCTGATCAAAAGTAAAGTTTTCTTTTACCCATTGTCTAAATGCACGTTGAATGTCAATCTGTTGGTTCTGAGCATCTGCATCGGCACTGTCAATTATTAACCTATCCGTTTTTCTGATCTCATCCAGAAACATATTAGCTCGGCGTTTGACGTTCTTTTTAAAGATATTAGCATCGTTAAGATCTTCAATATAATCTCCAAGCACTGGGAGTATTGCAGTTAGTACAATAAGCTTTTCTAAATTACGCTTTACTGCTTCGGTGTATTCTTCTTTTTCCATTTTATTTATTTTTTATTTTCTAATTCGTAAATAAATTTTAACAATCCTCTAAATGTCCAAGTAGCAAGTACATTGTTTTCATATGTCGTAGTAACTATTTCATCATAAATTGGTAGGTCTTTTCCGTCTTTTATTTTCTCTTTGCAGAAATTCCATAGAATATCTCTTGCTAATTCTTTATTCATATTCTTGATTTTACGATTTGGTAAGTTCTTCCATCTATATCAGCCATATCAACTTCACGTGATAGCTTGTAATCTTGTCTACCGTACATTAAAAACATCTTGCCAGCATATTTATACGTATGATCAATTTCTTGCGTTCCGGAAAGGATATGCTTGCGTAATTCTTCAACCATAGTATCAAAGCAAGGTTCGTTAGTGTACTCAACAATGATTTGCAAGCGTTTTGTTTTGTGCAGTATATTCTGAGCTTGGTTGTTATAGTATTGTTCTTTAGTCATTGTATTTACGATTATAGCATCCTTCAGCGTATTTTGCCCAAGATCCTTTTAGTTCGTAATTAGGTTTCATTTCAGTTTGCGGATTCGGTACTTTAGCATCCAATACAGGCGGCGTATTTGTACTAACCAACCAAACAAAGATTGAAGCGATAGGAATAAAGAAAATTAAAATATGTCGGAAAAAGTCTTTGTCATAATCCGGTAACTCTTTCCATTCTGCGATAATTGTTTTTACTGTGTTCATTATTTCTGAGTTATATAGTTAATTAATTCGTTTACTTCTTGCCAAATGGCGTAGTGTCTTTTAGTAACTGCGTGCAAGTTTCCGTTTGCATCACGTGCTTCTAAATACTCCTCCCAGAGTTGACGTTCTCTGGCTTGAATAAACTGGATAATTTCGTTTGCTTTCATAGTATTGTTTTAAATGTTTAGACAAAACTAATATTATTTTTGAATATACAAACTATTTTAACGGATTTTTTTTAAAAAAGTTTCAGAAAATAAAAAAGGGTTACCGCTTTCAACTGGCAACCCTTCTTCTAATAACACTAAAAACAATTATGCTCTACAAATGTAGCATTTAAAATTCATCAACCAAACAATACGTTACAAATTTTTCGTTTTTAAGCAATTTAATCATCGTTTTGTAGTTAGAAATGTTGTTAACTACTTGGCAACCGGCACTCCACCAGCCTATATTTGTTCCGGATCCTTTACTCAGATCATAGGTATTAGGATGAAAATTAATCCCAAAATAACCCGACTGCAAAGCTCCTTGTTCTTCTGAATTTGAATCTCGGTCTGTATCTCTATAAACTTGCACTTTGTTTCCGAGCTGTAACAAGGCTTCAACCTTTCCGTTATGCTTACCATACTTCCAAACGTTATAATACCACTGATCAGCTTTTAATACTGCTGCTCCGTCTTTATTTACCTTTTCAAATTGTTTCAGCGTATTGGTGCCGGGATTAGTTGTGGCTGAAGTAACCAATACAAACTCTTCTCCTTTGAATAAATATATCTTATCATCAAACGTATTCGGGATATCATCCAAAGATCTTACGCCTAATAACCAATATCCAGCAGGAATGTTCTTAAAACTATCCAGCTCCTTAACTCTTGCAAGCAACTGCTTGTCTGTATATTGTCTAACCATTGATTAATAAATAACGTCTAACTGCACGAACCACAAAAAACAAGCCAATAAGTAACAAACTAAAGAAGATCCAACGCATAGCATCAGCAAAAGTATTTTTGTTTTCACTCTTTACTTGCTTTAAATCAGTTTTAAGCGTTGTTTTCTTTGTTTTAAGCGCATATTTAAGCGAATCTGAGTAGATAGTTCGGATATGTTCTAAACTATCATTAAAACGCTTTAAATCGAATCTTTGGATTATACGTGTTTTTGGAACGTACTGCGTCTGGATTTGAATAATTGTATCTTTCTGCGTAATGTACTTTTCCCAAACTATCGAATCACGAACAATAACCGGAAAGGAATCAACCGTATTAATACGAATTGTATCGTATACCGGTGGCTTGTAACCTTTCTTGATCGCTTTATTCAAATGGTAGTTCATTGAGCAACCTGTCGCAAGAATAGTAGATATTAACGACAAAATAAAGATCCTTTTCATTCCTTAATAGTTTTATTCCATACTGTTAATCCAATCGCAGTAGCTGAATAAGTAAGCAGGCCTACAAAAACAAACTCGTGTACTTCAAACGGTCTGAAAAGCGGAATCAAAGCATAAGCAACCGATAGCCAAAAAGACGTAAAGGCACTTAATCGTTTAATAGACCACTTGCCATTAGGCTTTAGTGTTTCTGCGATTAGTTTTTTTATCATTAGGTAAGATTGCAAATAAGCGTTCTGGAATGTCAATTCGTGTATTTGTAGTTTGTCTAAACGTCTGTTCTTTATAGCAGTCATACAAAGCAGTTTCAACCTTATTCAAGCGGTTGTCAGTATGCCAAAGCCATAAGGCAAGCACTCCGGTTACTCCGTACTTTTTAATGATCGTAACGAACTCGGTCATTCCTCAGTCAATAATTGCGGTTCGTAAGGAAATTCCTCTTTAACACTATGCCCAGCAAATGCGTGCTTAGGGTTTTTAGGCTCTACTAAGTTAGCACCGAAGTCATAAGTTTCAGTTGACATAACGTCATAGTGGTAGCCGTCTGCGTAGATAGGTTGCTCGATTACTTCCATTCCTTCCATTACGGGAGGGGTTAACATAATCAATCCTATCTCTACAACTGCTTGAACTCCGCTTCCGTAGGATTCGTGTTTTTCTCCGTTGAACTCCACCTCAACAAGAATGCCTTTTGCTTTCAAGTCTGCGAGTGCTTGTTCCTTGTCTGTGTATGTTAGCTTGTAAATCATATCGTTGTAAGTTGTGCGAGTTGAGTATTTGTAAGGCGAGTTTTCCAAAGGGCAGCTGCGTTAATTTCCATTCTTTGTTTGTATGTATCTGGCAAAGCGTAATAGTCATTGAATGTTATTGCATCTGTTGAAATTACCGAACCACTTGTATCTGTTCCAATAAGGTCTCCATTAAGGTACAAAACAAAGTCGTTATTTGCGTATGCACCTGCTATTTTATATCTACCTGCTGCGAGTGAATTTGGAGAAAGTATTGCAGCATCAGGACCAACCTCAAAAGCTAATCTTTTAGTTGAGTTTAAATAAAGCTGATTGACATTAAATTGACTCGCATTTTGAAATGTCTGCATTAACACGAAATTACTTGAAACACCATCAAAATAAAAGTCTAAAAAGAATACCCCCTCTGTTTGTCCTATAAGCGAACTAATACCAGTCTTTGAAATAACATCTGCGTTGCGTGTTACACTTGCTGAGGTTGTAGGTATGTAACTTGTGCTATAGCTTCCGAGTTCGAGTTGTGCACCCCAAACATATAATCCCGAAGTTCCGTTGCCTAAATATGTGATTTGACCTAAATCATTTGCAATATAAATACGCATTCTCATATTGGTTTTAGCCCCAATGCTTCCCGCTCCAGTTATTCTATACCAACCATTTGGTAACTCCTCTATTGTTGCTCCTACAAATGTCGCTCCGTTATATGCTTGTTGAACAACTAAAGTTCCCGATACTAAATTTGCTTCAATATATACGTTTTCAAAAGGACTTGAAACAGAAAGTAATTGTATAACAATACGACTTCTTTCTGCGGCTTTTGCATATAAACTAAACGCGTATGTAGTTGATGCAATAGAAGTAAAAGATTGTTCTAAATAGTGCTCAACATTTGTAGTGTCTTCAATAAATTTATCAGCAGTCAAAGTACCGCTTGGAGAGGTAATTGCATTTGAAGTTAATGAGCCATATGCTTTAGTCCAAGTCGCATTTGCAAAATCCTCTGAATAGTTTAAAACATTAGTCCTCTGCGGTTCTACAAGTAAACTTGGACAAGTTCCGTTTGAGTAGTCAAGTCTTGGGATGTTTAGGCGTGTTTCCGTTTTTTGGTAGTCTTTAGCGGTTGAGCCTTCGACAAGTTGTGCGCCCCAAACTTCAATAGTAGTTCCAGAAGTCATTGAGGCACTTCCTGATGCGTTAGAACCACCAATAGCAAATAAATGTGAAGATGAAGATGCGGTTGAAACACCGACTATCCTTACCCAACCATTACCTACATTAGTAGCGGTTATAGTAACACCCGAAGCAGCCGAAACTGCAAGCGTTGTTAAATTAACATAAGATGCACTTGAACTTGTTGTTTGCATCCAAGCAAAATTAGCAGTGCCTTTTTTCGCATAAAACGAAAACGCATAAACACTTCCAGAACTATTTGTAACAAATCTATAGCAATAACCAAAATTACCACTTCCAGCTGTTAAAGTTTGTGCGGTTGTCGTGCCATCTGGTGCGGTTGCATTGGTTGCAAATGAACCATTATTTAAATCTTTTATCCAATCTGCATTGGTAAAATCTTGACTATATGTTAATAGGTTGTAAGGCACTAACTCCACCAAGCCAGCAGAGTTTACTCGCGTTGCGGTGGTCGCTCTTACGACTGACAAATCGCCAGAACCATCGGACGGAATAACGGAATATAATTTGCCCTCTTTAACCGCATTCGGTGTCACGATAAGGCTGGCAGTATCTAATAGGCTCATATTTGAGAAAGGTTTAAAATGGTTAAAGACATACAAAAAGACGATTCCAATACTCCACCCTCTGAGGCTACTCTTAACTCAAGTTCAAAAGGTGCATTAAAGGTTGTAGTTGCATAATCATACGTAGAATCTGCGGTGTTAATTTGATCACCCCACCACGTTGATTCGTAGATCTTTCCCCAACTGATATTATTTGACATTTTCTTTTGCTATTTTTTGTAAATAAACCTGCAACTTTTCTACGTTTTCTTTTTTCGGTTTGTAGCTGCCTAACTTTATTCGTTTTTTCATATGTACCAAGAAGTGTAATTATTCATTCGATCCGGATACATATCATCATTAGAGTTAGTATTGTACTCCGGAAACAAGTAATTATTAAAACACATATAATTAATGAAACGCTCCGTGTAATGCTGAGCAATAGATCTTTCTTTTTCTGTTAAATAATCAATCTCGTTCTTTTCTGCATTGGTTGCGTTTTCTGATCCGTGTTTATATACGCCTTTGTTAGCGATTGTATAAGCGGCAAAAGGCAAGTATTCAAACATTGCCCAGTGGATCAACATTGGCTTAACGTATGTCGTAACTAAACTTAGGTAATTACCGGAAAGCGTGCCAGCAATAATATCTGCTTCAATCTTCTCAAGTAACTTGGTACCTAAATAGTTTTGTATGTGAATATCTTGAGCAATCTTAATGAATTGCACAAATTTGTCTACGTCTACATTTCCGTTTGTAGCGGTAAACTTTACCAGATCAGCGTCTGTTATTAATAGTGCTTGTGCCATTATCTTGTAATTGTGCGTTTAGGTTGAGGATTGCTTGGTAAAAATCCATAATTAGGCATATCAACAGGCCGCTTAGTAACAAGCTCATTGTTTGTAACTACGTAACCACGAGCAGCAGCCTTACTTACTGCAATTTGTCTGATTTTAGGATCATTAATATTGATTGCCTTTCCTTCAATAGCAGCATAAACCTGTTTGTTCCATCGGTGGTGGCAGTTACCTCCGCCTTTGTATAACCAAATATCATACGTTGCAGCTCCTTCTGGGCCCCAACCAGCATTAACTGCTTGTCCGGACATTTTCTGGATATCTTCTTTGCGGTAAACTTTACCTGCTGCCATCATCTTCTGGCAAAATTCTCTTGAATTACTGCCTAAAGAACCAGCGTAAACATAACGAGTAATAAATTTAACGCCATCAATTACCTTATCTTGATTGCTTCGGATATTTGGGCGGCTATCCCCAGTGCTTACCAATTCGATCAGCTTGCTAAATAAGCTTTGTTTAGGCTCATTAGAAAGCATTTCGTTCTCTTGATCATCTGTATCATAGTCAACTTCTTTTTCGTCTATTAGAAGCCAATTATCAGCAGGGCTTTCTCCTAAAGCAATAAGCGGTTCTGCAATCGCATCTAATCCGCAATCGTGTTTGCTTAACTCAGTACCGGTTTCTTCTTGTACTTGTTCTTCTGTAATTGCGTTTTCGAGATCCGTAAATTCTAAAGGTTGTAAAGTTTTAAAGAAAAGACGAACTGAAAGGCCATTAAAGTGCAACACTTGCTCAAAAGCAGCAATTATTTCATCTTGGATAGGCCTAATAACCATATTATCAAACAATACAGCAGAGTTTTTAAGCTCATCTGCATTTGAACTAAAGCCATTTGTTGAAGCAACACCAAATAACAAAGGAGAAGTAACGTTATGGCCAAGCATAATTTTACGCATACACTCCTCAGATAAATACTGATAATGTTCCGGAGCATCATTCAAAGGAATGGCATCAACCGTAGTTTTCATTTCAGCATTCTCGTTGTATGAAGTAACTACCTTTTTACCTTTAGGACCAGTAAGCTGGCTTTTAACTTTGGCATCAATGATATTCATTTGCTCCTCAGTCGGTACTCCGTTGTTGAAGTTTACGATCATCGTTGGAGAAAAGCCATTCTGAACATCGTTTATCAGATACTCGGCTATTTCTTGCTCCATTAAGGCATAGGGTAATGAACCTTGATAGTCTGGATACGCATAGTATTTCATACCTACCGTGTAGGGCTTTGAATAAATGATCTCAATCAATTCATTCTTTCCGCCGAATCCAAAAGCTGGAATGCGTTTAGGCTCAAACTTACGTGTATCCGTCCAATCATCAGAGTAATAATAACCCTCTATTTCTCCGTCTTTGTTACATTTTTCTGCTCTAAGCAAGTTGACTGGCATATGGTATGCCTTGAGTATTTTTGACTTGCTTTGGTTGTAGTGTACTTGCAATGCGAATTGTCCCAATAACTTGCGGTCCATAACGATTTTACGGATGCAATCATCGTGAAACAACGATTTGACTTGTGCATATTCATTAGGTTTGCGATCTGCGTTTAAAACGCCTAAACCACGACCATAAATCAAACGTGTTACGTTGTTTATAATTGCGGCATTGGTTGTACTGTGATTATAGCGGTCAATTAAGAACTGAAAGTAATTATTTTCACCCCCAAATTCAACCCAGTTATCTCGTTTGCTTTCCGTGATAATAGGTGGCTCGTATTGGCTTAAATTGACAAACTGTATGTTACTGCTCATATTACGATAAATTCGTTGTTAGATACGTTAGACGTATATTGGTTGTAGTTTACACTAAAATTAGTTAAAGGCGAATCAGTGCAATATATCTTATCTCTGTAAATAATATTAGATCCGTTTTTTAATACCAATAAATAACTGCGGCCTTCAACAAGATCAAACGTAGCAGTAATTGAATGAGTATAATCTCCGGCAACACTTGACGTAATCGAAACTGTTTCCGTTGTATTCTCAATTTCATCAATAATCTGCATAGTATTGTAACCTGTTTTGCGAGGTACAAAGCTAAACGTTTGCGCTGAGTTTGAAGTTGTAAGTACAATCATATCTTCATAACTACTTTCATTCAATTTTGTTGCAAATAAAAAAGCCACCCGATTAAGAGTGGCCTTTCCATAGTAGTTAGTAGATCTTAGTTGCTATCAATAGTTGCACCACCAAAAGCAGTTGCTAATGCAGTTTCAGAAGCAACGTCAATGAAATTGGCTAAAAGCTTCTCTTGACCAACCATTGTAAAAGTGTAACCGTTTAGATCACCCATCGCAGTTCCGTTAACAACGTTAGCAGTAGTTACCTCTAAACCGTGCTCAAGGCCAGCAAAGAAATAAGAACCATTGCGTGAACGAACAACAACGTGAGGACGTCCGTAAGCCAAAAGCTTAGCAGTTTTATGCGTAGTAATATCTTGGTTTTTCAAAGTGAAAGTCAAAGTTTGCTCAGCAAATGTAGTTCCGTTTTCACGTGAAGAGTTAATAACTTGATCGAAAGAGTTTGTACCCTTAAGTTCAAATTTGTAAAGTGTGGTAACACCAGCAACTGAATCAATTACATCAGTGTTTGTACCATCGTAAGTAATACCTGAATAATCTCCGTAATTAACAAAATAGATAGCATCAATACCACCTACTGCTGTCTTACATACCTCAAGTCTACCGTTAGCTAAATCGCAGCTCATATCTTAAAATTTTTAAAGTTTATAAAAAAGGGAGGGAAGTTTTTTACCGCCCTCCCCAGTTATTTAGGTTAATTAAGATTAGTTAGCAGAGTTTGTGATTCCGTAAGTAACCATATCTTCAGCAAAACCGTATTTAGCATCTGCGGTGAAACGCATAATTACTCTCACGTTCTCAGATCCGTCAAGGTCTGCCATATCCAATACTTTAACAAGGTTCATATCGTTTAAGATACCTGTTGCAAAGTGAAGGTTTGAAGATGGAGTAGCCATAGCTGTGTTAGCAGCCATACCGTTAGCCATAAATACCGGAATACCGTCAAAGAATACATCACCAAGAACTTGGTTTGTACCTTGATTGTTATAACCGTTAGCACCAACACCAGAAGCAGCAAAACCACCTAAAGCACGTACATATGCTTTGTAGATGTTTTGAGAAACGTAAAGTTTAAGATCTGGGTGACCGTAAAGGCGAGCAGGAATAGCATCAACCAACTTTCCAAGCTCCGTGATAGCGTTAGCCGCAGTTACCGTAGTTCCCGCTACTTCTTGAGCAGATGGCAAAGCAGCATCAGCAGCAATTTGAGTAGAGATACCTGCGAACTGACCAGCAGTGTTGTTAACACCTGTCCAGATAGTTGTTTCCATATTGGCAGCAACTTTCTCAGATACGTGAGCAATCAAGAAGTCAACAAAAGACTTAGGCATAACATCGAATGCAGAAAAGCCCATTTCAGCAGCCTGCCAAGTCGAGTGAAAGTCTTTTTTACAAAGTTGTAAGTTTACTTGGAACTCTTCCGGTTGCAAGATACGCTCAGTAAGTGTTACAGTTGATGTTGCATCGAAGTCACAAGTTGCGTTCTTGATGATGTCGTCTGTACCAACTTTTTGAATTACTTGCTTGTACTTAACATTCGGGTGGATAGTGAATCCGCCTTTCTCCAAAGTTGGAGCAGATAACAATGCAGCAGCGATATATTTTCCGCTAAATTCGCCAGCATATGTTGTAGTGATTGAAGTGGTAGTAGCCATTTCTTAAAATTTAATTTAGTTAATTATTTGTTTAGTTTTTCAAGGATTGAATCCATAGTTGTACGAGCCTTTTTAGGAGCAAATTTGAATAGCTCAACAGGTTGTGCGTTTTCTGGATTATGTAAAATTGGTTTTGGCTCAGCATCAACAGCAGCTAACTCAACCGGAGCTTCTTCTTCTTTTGCTTCCTCAGTTGGTTGTGCAGATAGTTTTGCCAATTCAGCTTTTAATGTTTCGTTCTCTTTTTGTAAAGCTTCCATTTCTTTAAAATGAGATTCTTTTACAATAGATTCAATGATCTTCTTTGCAGTTGGCGCAGCATCTGACATTTCTTCTTCAACAGGCATTCCTGCTTCGACTTCTGGTTGCTCAACTTCAACTTCAACTTCTGGCTCAGCAGCTTCACGAACATCAGCAATAATACCTTCCTCTAATACAACGAGAATACGCATATCCTCCAATTCGTAATCTCCAACAGGCAAAGGAATTTTTTGCTCATCTTCTGTTACAATAAACACTTCGTTACCAGCTTCAAAAGCATCAGCTTCCAAAACAGATACACCATCAGTTAATTTCATTTGTTCTAACTTAACTTCCAATCCAAGAAGCGTGCGAACTTTGTTTAAAATCTTGTTTTCGTTCATTTTTTAGCTTTTATACGTCTTTAACTATACTTGTTATATTCTGTTGCGTTTTTATCCGTTTACGCCTGTAATAGTTCTCGGTTGGTTCGTGTTTGTAACGGTACTCGATCCTTGCTGAACCAAAGCACCTACGCCTTGATTTTGTAGATCTCCATTGCAGCAATCTTTTGAATATTTACCATCATCGCATAAGCATCCACGTTTACCACCTCTTGGGCTTGATTTACTTGGTGTTTTCTTTAAAAATGACATATTATTTATTTTTAAGTTGTTCTAATTTTCTTTGTGCCCATTCAATACCGGCATCTCCACCCCAAGCTAACCACATCAATCTGCCGCATCCATCGCCTAACTCCTTTTGTGAGTTTTGTCTGTGACGTTCAAAGGCAGCCATTCTGCTGATCGTTTCTTGAGATATAGGTTCTCCGTTTGCTAATTGGTTTGCACGTTGTTTTCCTACCGGTGTGCCGCAAGATCCCCATCCGTTTTCAGCAGCCCAACGCAAAGCAATTTTAGCATTTTCTTTAGCAGCTTTTGGATAGTCAGTATAAGATTCAAGTTTGATATCTAAGATCTCTTTTAAATACGCTATTACTTCGTCTTTTTCTTCTGTTTGTGCGCTCATTTCGTATTTATCAGCAAAGTAGCCTTCAATAGAAAATCCTTTAACTTCTCCGGCCTTTACTCGCTTCCAAATATCATCGTTGTTTACTTTCATTGATATCATCCAAGTTCCTTTAGGTAAATCAAAACCATATAACTTAGATTTGTCAGTTTTAGGATCATCAATAATCCAGCTTTCAACTACTGACATACCATCAATTTCTTTAGCGTGTTCTAACGTAGCATTGTTCTGATTAGATCGCATTAAGAACAACTCAGATGCCTTACGTACTGTATCTTCAGAAAAGAATATTTCCCACTCACGTTTCGTCTTTTCATCGTTACGATAAATCTTTTTGTTAGGCGTTAATGCTGGGCCCATCAAAATGCGCTTCTCTTGATCAACTTCTTTGAGTTGTACTTGGTGCTTATTCAAAGCAATAAAGTTTTCCTCAATGGCCGGAAATTCAACAACGCTTACCGCTTCGATCCCGTGCATTGGATCCTTCTCGTCAATGATTAATTCTATTAAATCCATATTCCCTAAACTTAAAATGGTTTATAATGTTGCGTTTTCTACTCTGTTGCGGTCTAAACTTTGAGCAGTAGTTACCTGTCCAGAAACAACGTAAGCCTGTACCGGAGTTTGTTGTAATTGCGCTAATTGGTTTATACCAGAGTTACCTACAACATTAAATGATGGTGCCTGACCTTGTGCAGTGGCACCGCTAAATGTATTATTTAAATTTGAAGGTCCAGGACCACCACCGCCAGGAGTTTTTACTGAAGTGATTGCTTGAATATTTTTAATACCTGCTGCAATAGCTAAACCTGCATTGATTGGTGCCAAAACAGGCCCAACAACAGGAACACCAATAGTAGATGAGTAAGCTTTTTGTGCTGATAGAAATGTTTGAATAGTTGCCTCTGCAATAGCTGCCGCCTTACCTGCTTTTGTTTGTTCGCCTAATAATTTTGATAATTGACCAAGAGTTCCAGCAGTTGCACTTAACGCATCTTCTTGAGCTTTCTTCTTTTTATCTTCAATAGATTTTTCTATTTCATATAAACGTTCTTTTGATTCAGCAACGCCCTGTAAACCTTTCTTTTCAAGTTCTTGAAATTCTTTGGTTTTCTTAATGCCAGTAATTTGTAATCTATCAACTTTATCTAAACCTTCTCTTGTTAGATCAACTTTTTTAGATTCTAAACGTGCAATCTCAGCTGCTTCATTTGCTTTAAGTTGAGTAACGTCTAAATTGAACTTTTTAGCCTCATCGTAAAGAGCTTGGTATTTACGTTTCACGTTTGCAATTTCTCTATCCTGCTCGCTTAGTAAACTATCTGCGTAATCTTGCTCCGCTTGTTTTATTTTAGCTAATACGTCTTTATGTGCTTTTAATCTTTCTTCTTCTGCGGCTGCTTTTTCTTTAGCTCGTTCTTTAGCGGCAGCGGCTGCTTCTTTACCCTCTGAAATTTCTTGACGTAACAACATTTTACGTTGTCTATTCAATTTTATTCCAGTTTGAGCATTTTCGGTTTCAGCTTCATTCAAGGCAATTGTAGCATCTCTAATTTCTTGCTTCATCTTGACCTCAGCTTGACCGCCTAATGCTTTAGCTTTAGCTTTTAAGATATCTAAGTCAACTTTAGCAGTTCTTACTTTTTCAGCAGCACTTTCCTTTTCTGCTTTAGTAACTTCTTCTAATGCTTTCTTTTTTTGTTTTATACTTGCAGTTTCATCAGTTAAAATCTCTCGTGATTGTACGAGTAATTTGTTAATTTCTGATTCACGAACTGCCTGCTCTTTTTTAGCTTTGTTGTTAGCTTGTTGTTGCTTTTCTAAACCTCTAACAATAGCGAAAGTTGTACCGTTAGCAGCATTAGTTAATTGATTGAATGACGTAGCAGCTTCTCCGTTAGCTTTTTTCATTGCTTCGGATGCTCCTTTAAAGTCAAGAGTTATGAATTTAAACGCTGCTTCTGCTGCATAAACCAAAGCACGTGTTAAACCAAATATTGCATCTTTTACCTGAGTACCTACTGCACTTAAACCCTCCCAAACTGCTGCGATCTCTTTTCCTATTTTTACATTGGATTGGAACGCTTCATAAATAAATTTTAACGCACCAACTATTACAGTTAGAATAAGAACAACAGGATTTGCCATTAATGCTTTTAATGACGCTCCAAATGAATTTACTCCACCTTCAGCAGCTTTAAACTGAGGAACCATTGAAGTAACTACATTTTTAATATCTGTAAATACTTTCATCCTACCACCAGATTTTTCACTTGTGGTAGCAAGATTTTCAGTTGCCTGTGTTACTTGGTTTATATCTTGAGTAACCTCTTTTGCATTAGTGCTTACATTGATCTTTATTGTTTTAGTTTCCGCCATTTCTTATCACTTTAATTTCTCGTTTAGCTTGTTTGAACGCCTTTCTAAAAGACGTATGTAATTTGTATTTACCTTTTGCAATTTCAATGTATTCTCCTTCTCCGTAGAAATCATCTATTTGCAACATTGCTATTATTTGCTTTATCATACCACTACTATATTTATTGTTTCATCTGTTCTTATTCCATTCGTGTTTGTATAAGCTACACTTATTGAATATGCTGTACCTGCTGAAGCAGCCGGAGTTGTTACGGTAATATTCTGGCTTGATGTTAATGTATAAGCACTTAAAACCAAATCAGAACTTGATGGAGTTAATACTGCTGATCCTCCTCCGTTTGGTAAGTTGATTGCAGTTGCTATTGATCCTCCAGAAGTTGGTACTTGATAAAAAGGAACTTTGTTGATCATCGGCCTAAAGTCAAGATAAAGCGAAAAGTTTACTTCTCCGGATGTTAGGTTAGTTTGCATATCGTTAATGATATAACGTTTATCTCTGATAATTAATCTATCGTTTAGCTTTAATCCGGTAAGCAGGCTTATTGGTAATTTAGTCTTTACGTTGATCAATCTTTGCTTCAAATTGTAAAGGTTGAAAAGGTAAGAGAAATAATACTGAGCAAATAACGTATTTTGTATTGGCGTAAGTAATAAGCTGGAAGTTTCCGGAGCAAAGTTTAAAGTAAGATCCGTGTTATTGAATCTTAGATCTTGACCAAAAGGCGTGTAATTGGTAATTGTTACGTGCGAGCCTACCATTAACTTAAAATTGCAGTCTTGGTTGTCATACTGATAAAGCAAAATAGGCTTCGGTGTATATGGAGCAAACTCATTATTTAAAGCATAACCAACCTGTAACTCTGTACCTGTAAACTTCTGTTGCAAGATATTCTCAAAAGGTAAATCAACCGTATATTCGCCTCCATCGTAATCATATTGATACGTCATATCTCCGTATCCTCTGGAATATACTTGGCTAAATTGTTTGTTTAAGAAGCACTCTGAATCTTGGTATTTAAACGTGATCTTTTTGTAAAGCGGCATACGTGATACGTCAATACTTTCAACGCTTGTGTATTTAGTTATGTCTACAATAGCTCCTTGTCCGTACCAATCGTCAATAGGCGCAAGCTCATACGTGTTTTCATCCGTACCTACGCAAACCATATTAAATACCTTGAGGATGCCAGAAAAGAAATCTGCAATCTTCATCTGAGGTGCGTTGTACTCTAAACTCTGCGTGAGAATCATATTAGATGCCGAGTTTGTTGTTGACTGCGTTTCGGTAACCAAAGACGAACCACTTAAATAAAGAACTGAGTATTTAAGGGAATGAGTTACGTTAACTGCTGCTGCTGGTCTTAAATAAACTTGGTAAACTGCATTTAAACCAGAAGTTTGATTAACTATATCTAAAGTATAAACACCTGTTGCGCTGATCTCAACTGAGTTTAATAAGTTTCCGTTTTGAAACACATCTGCGTAAATAGTTGCAGCAGTAGACAAGGAAAGAATCTCAATCTCAAGTTGATGCGTAAGCACTCCGTTTATTTCTGTAAATGTTACAGTGTCATTAGTGGTATCTATGTAAGGAGAAAGATCATATAAACCAGTTGGAGCAGAAACGGATTGAATATCTACTAAATGTTGCTTTCCTACAATTTCAAATTCTCCTTTGTTTTTATAGTAAAGAAATAATTTTGTAAAGCGATCATCTTGTAAGAAAGTACCTGTAAATGTTACTCCGTATTTTGCTTGAATTAATTTAAATATTTTACTTACTCTAAAAGCAGGAAAAAGCTCATTGTATTTAACTGCTCCACTTGTTGCGTAGATATTGTTGTCAGATATTGAAGTAACATCAAGCCAGTTTGGTGTTGTAGCGTTAACGTATGTAGATTGATAGTGCCAAATGCGTTTAGAACTGATTAGCGGATACTTTACATCGTATTGGTTAGTACCGTCTGAAATTCTGTTTGCTATTTCTGTACCGGTGTAAACGTGGTTATAATCGGTGTAGTCTAAGTCAGAAAGTAAGTCCTCGCCAAAGTAATCTTTTAAAGTACGACCATCTCCGTAAAATGTTACTGAGTAGCTTTCTGGCCTTCCGTTTTTTAGGTTCGCTTTCTCAATCTGTAATTTACCCCTGCGGAAAAACGTTAAGTCAATCTCAATGAATGAATCTAAACGTATATTATAATCAATCAACGAATTTACATCTGATTGATAAAAGTGTTGCAGGATCCTATTATTGTGATCATTAGCAGGAATTGTAAACGACTGAGAAAAGTCCGTGAACGTTTTAGAAATATCTTGTACGTTTTGCACTGTACTTGTTACGCTGATCTGCTCATCGTTAAACAATTCAAGTTTTTCAGAAGATGTCAATAGTCCGGAAATCCCACCAAGCGATGTTAGATAATCGAACATACAACCGGTAGCTTCGCACGTTCCTCCGTTATTAGTTACAGACGTAACAAAATTATTAACTACGGAAGTTGTAGCATCTTGAAATCTTGTAGTGCTTACGTATAAATGTACCTTTCTTTTCATTAGATAACCGAATTGATAGTATCAAATGCGTATTCAAATTCCAACTGATAGTTGATCATTTTAGTATTGATTGACTTAAATAGATCAGTTGACTTCGTGTTGATTTTAGCAGCCTTTTCGTTTACTAATATCTTTTCGCTTAACAATAGTTGTTTAATAGTTTCTGAATAGCTTTCTTCAACCCAGTCAGTGTTTAATCTTATTGTTTGCTTTCCGTTAGCGTTAAATACTTCTCTTTGTCCTTCTGTTTGTAGGTAGTTCGGGAATTGAGATTGTAAGATATTATATTCCGTGTTTTCAACGTTTAAACTATCATAAGAAGCACCAAACATCCATTCACGTTGCCAAGCTCCGTATTTATTTACAAAGTCAACTTGAACTGGAACGTATTTACATTTTTCTTTAGGATAAAAATACGAGGTCCATAAAACACCATTAGCTGAATCTAAGATCTCTAATTTGTTTCCTACCGCTTCCCAAGTTGGATAAACTCTATTTACATCCCTGACGGTGTTTGTTGAAAGGTTAATTAATTGCGTTGCAGCAGTGCTTAAATTGGTCCAGCGTGCTTTTACTGCGGTTTCAGTGTAAACAGTAACCCAACCAACGTTGCTTATTGGATTATAATAGTAATTACCCTGCGGCAATAATATATCTGAAACTGTTGGATTGTATCCATCTGTATAATATCCAAACCCTTCAAATCCTAAACCTGTAATATCAGATCCAACCTGCGTGAAAGTTGTACCTACTCTTTTGTATTCCTTAATTGTATAATTACAATACTGCGCTGTTGGTGTAGCTGCTTGAGTGTTTGGCTGCGTTTGTAGGCTGTTATGGCTTATAAATTCACGTATATAAGGAGAAACATCATAATAAGTAGCCGGAGCATTTGTAGCGGCTATTAGCTTATTTAGAATGTACTGCGGAGCACTTGGCATACTTCCGGTATTCCATAAGTAAAGCTCAATCTTTGTTTCTACTTGCCCTGTTTCGTTTATTTCAACTATGTATGGGCTTCTTGCAAATATGTTAGCCATTTTTCTTAATTATTTGGTCTATTTGTTCGTTAAATAATTGCTCTGAATCTAATGCAAAAGATTTGATCAACTCATCGGGTAAATTCTTATAAGCTGCTTCAAATGGCTTTGTAAAAAACATACTGGGCCTAATTCCTTTATTATAAATTCCTCTTGTAATTAGAAAAGCGGTTGATTCATAACTCAAATACTTTCCTGTCTTTTTATCTGAAAATTGAAATCTTTTTTGCTTTACCCATTTGTTAATTGCTTGTGTTAATCCACCCGGCCTTCCTGTTCCAGTTCCAAATTTATAAGGGCTATTAGGTGCTTTACTTGAGCTTGTTTTACCTTTTACTCCTAAATCTTGATAAACACCATAATCTGCCATACTAAACTCTAAAGAGAATGAGTTTTGACTTACGGTTATTTCTCCTTTGATTGAATTGTATAAATTCTTTGTAACGTTCTTGTTGCTGTTAGTCAAGTTTCTTCTTGAAACACTAACAACGTGATTCCTAAATCTTTCTAAAGCCTTTTGTACTTCCGTCTTTTTCATTAACAGATAGTCATTTCATTAGGAACAACAATATCAAACGTCATAGCCCAACCTGCCAGATTGTTCTCAAAACGCTCTGAGAATGGCTCTAAAGTGGCTTCATCTTCAATTACAACCTTAGCATCCCACAAGCTACCGGCTTTCATTAGTTTGTAAGCTCTGATAAGTACAGAATGCATTGCATTTAGCGCATCTGTTTCGTTATCCATACCATAGAATAAATCCGTATCCTGCGCTTTGCTTAGATCAACTATATCCATTGCCATAATAGTTATATTGTAACGTATTACAAACTCCTCAGCAGTTGAGTTGTTGATCATAATATGAACCAACGGAAAGATAGTTTTCTTGTTTAAGTCAATAGAAAATATATCTCCTTGCGTTATTTCGTTAACTACTGGATCCGAAGCAAAATGCGCTCTTAAGGTATCTATGGTTGTAAAGTAATTCATCGTCTTAATCTATCAAGTTGTCTTTTTTCAATTTCGTTTTTCTGCTGTTCAAAAGTGAGAAATGTGAGGCATTTAGTAAGTCTAAGTTTGGCAACCTCATCGAACTTTGTAACGTCTCCTTTAGCGAGTGCATATAAGCTTTGATACCATCCCCATTGCTTTGCAAATTGAGCTGTTTCGCTAAAATCGTCAACGTTTCCGGATTCTTCTTGATCTCCTTCTCCAAATAATTGAGGATAGCCGGCATTAATTCGTTTCCTAAATTCCAAAAAAAAAGCGATGCGGCAATACAAACATCAAGCGGAGCATTTTTCATTAACTCCTCCATTTCTGGCTTTGGATCATACTCGGCAATCTGATATTTATTGCCTTGTTTCTTTGTGATCGGCCTGTAAAGTTTAGCCATTGCTTTGTGAAATGATTGCCAGCTATTTAAAGTGCTTTCTAAATCTACGTACTCAGCAAATGTGATCTCTTCAAGTTCCGGAATAAATCCAAACTCAATATCTCCGATCTTAAACGTAGGTTTAAACTTTGGCTTTACATCAAACAATGTAATAAAATGAGCAACCAACTCCTGTAAAGACGTAAGCTTTATTTTTACAATATCCTTTAGCTGAATATCGCAAAAGATCTCAATCATCTTCTGGGCCACAAATTCCTCATCATTGGATTTTTCCTGCATATCAATATAAGCTTGGTAACGCTTTAACGTTATTTCACTTAGATCAGTAGGTACATTTATTTTTAAATCCATACTCATATAACTTATTTTTTAGTTTGTTGTTGCACGTAGTTATACGCTTCACGTAGCATTATTAAGTGAACTCGCAACTTCTGGGGGTTATTAAAGATTATTTGTATCCGTTTTCCTGTACGGTGTTGTATGTAAGCCTCGACTACATAGCACATTGCTCTTGTGTAATCTTCAGCCATTAGCGAATGTTATAAGTACCGTAGTTTTTCTTTAGGCCTAACGTTTCCATTTCGTGATATCTCAAAGCATCTATGGCGTGATCCAATCCACCGGCAGGGTTTCTGCCTCTGTTTCCTGACCTGTCAACATCCCAACAGTAATTAGGTTTGTACTTTGTTTGGTTACTAAATACTCTTGCTGTTGCATAACATCAATACCGTAGTTAATTGAATCTTTGCCTTTCGTTACTCCTTTAATCGTCTTTCCGTAGCGTTTAATCTCATCAATACTTTTTGGTTCTGAACTATCAGCATAAATAATAACGCCAGACGGTAGTGCTTTGGCAATATCAGAGTTAAGCATTCCATTACGGTAAACTAATTCGTTTACTATTCGCTTTCCATTCCAATTATAAACCTCAATGATTGCTGTTGGATCATTAGTATATCCAAAGTCAAGTCCTATTCCAACCAAACGTGCATCTTGCGGTACTTTATCAATTTCTTTCCAATTCTCAAATATTACGCCCTCAAGCATACCTACTTCTCCTAATCCATACACTCGCCACCAATTAGCCCAATATGAACTCGTAGC